GCATTTGATGAGGAAGGCGAATGCACAGATTTATCGCCGATGTATTCGGTTGATATGTTATTAAACGAAGAGGTTGAAAGTTTAGAGGATTATGAGGTTTATCCAGACCCAGTTGGCGTCCATACATTCGCTGGAGATAGTGCCTTATATTTAAAAGCTTACTGCATTAAATACCCAGAGAGTGAATTTTGTGTAGTGCCAGAAACTGAAGAGGAATAAATGAGTGTAATATCAAAAGCAAGTTTAGTATTAATACCGAGTGGCTACGGAGAGGATATACTCTATTCAGAAGTGCCGAATACTACTGCTGGAGATTTCACATTTACAAGGGCTTCGAGTGGCACAAGGGTAAACGCTGACGGATATATAGAAGATGTCCCTTGGAATGAACTTACTTATTCAGAGGATTTTTCAAACTCTTCTTGGGTAAAATCTAATGTTACAATAGGAACTTCAATACATACAAGCCCATTAGGTAATTCGCAAAAGGTTATAGGGAGTAACGATACTTTACTAAAGCTACTTTTTAAAAATAACATAATAACTCCTACAAAAACTATTTCAGCTTTGGTAAAGGCAGAGGGTTATAATTACGCAATTATTTTTACTGGAGGTGGAGCAAGGGTAGTTTTTGATTTATTAAATGGAGTTGTAGGGCATTCGATTGGAACTTTTCAAGATGCTTCCATAAATTCACAAGGTGACGGATGGTACATTATTTCTATGTCAAATCCAAACCACACAAGCTATGCGAGTGTTACTGGTGCTGCATCTGATAGTGTTTACGATAGAACTGGCAATGGTATAGACGGAATTTCTTTGGCATATATACAAGTAAACAAAGGCACATCACCAAAAACCTACATAAAAACAACGGACAGACTTGACGTCCCTCGATTGGATTATAGTGGTGGAGCAAGCTGCCCTACTTTATTACTTGAAGGACAGTCAACAAACGAAATTACATATTCAGAAATTTTCACGGAAAGCGGATATTATTTATGGAACTATTCTACTAATGCTTTGGAAGTGGCTGAGTCTAATTCAATAATTTCACCAGATGGAACACAAAATGCTGATAAAATTGCAAAAACTGCATTAAGGGTATATGCTACCGCATTTAGAAATGTAACATTAATTTCAGCCCAAAATTATTCTTGGTCTATGTTTATGAAGAAAGGAACTCACGATATAGGTTTTTTGTCACTTCAAAACGGAGATACTGAATATAAAGCATATTACGACTTAACTAATGGCACAAGCGGAATGTTAAGCGGAAGTGCAACTCACAAAATAGAAGACTATGGTAATGGTTGGTTTAGATGTTCTCTGCAAGATATTAGCTCTACAACTGATTTGTCTGTAAGATTTAATTTTGGAATGGCTTATAGCACATCTAATGAATATTGGTCTTCATCAAGTGAGGGCGAAGGGTTGTATGCTTACTTTTGGGGAGCTCAACTTGAGCAAGGCAATTTAACAAGTTACATCCCAACAAACGGAACGAGTGTTACGAGGGTGGGAGATGTTTGTGATGATGCTGGGGATGCAAGTATTTTTAATTCAAGCGAGGGGGTGTTGTTTGCGGAAATCGCAACTTTTATAAAAAATCCTCCTTTGTCTGTATTGGGGTTATCTGATGGAAGTGGAACTAACAGAATTAGTTTTCAAACAAACGGAGTTGATAATCAAATACTATTCAGAGTTGATGCGAGTGGCACACAAGCAAATTTTACCTACACTTTTTCTGATATAACAGACTTTAATAAGATAGCTTTAAAATATAAACAAGATGATTTTTCTTTTTGGGTAAACGGAGTTAAGGTGGGAACTGACACAGTTGGTAATGTACCTATTAATATTGATACTTTGGATTTTTATTATGGAAACGGACCATTCAAGTTCTACGGAAAATGTAAACAACTTATAACTTTTAACGAAGCACTAACAGACTCAGAACTTGAAGAATTAACAACGATATGAAAATATATTTGAGCAGCATATTATATTCTATACTTTTATTCTTTGCTCCTATAAAGGGGATTATATTACTTGTTGCATTATCTACCATTTTAGATACTGGATTTGGTATCTGGAAAGCTAAGAACTTAGGCGAGAAATTATCAAGCAAAGCATTCAGATCTGGTTTAGTACCAAAGTTAATATCGTATGTCGGTGCAGTAATGATGATTTATGGCTCAGATGTATTTATTATCAACTCGCTTATATCTAATCTTGTAGATGTGGAGTTTATGGCTACAAAGGTTATTGCATTAACGCTAATAATTAATGAAGCAAAATCAATAGACGAAAGTTTTGAAGCAGTTAAGGGCTATTCTATGATTGCTAAGATGTTAGAAATTATCAACAATCTGAAAAAAGTTAAAAAACAACTATAATTGAATTACGAGATATACATAACTGGACATTATCCACACGACAGACTTGCATTAGGTTGGGAGTATGTGAGTGCTGATGAGGAATTCAGCTATAATACCATAACTTTGTATATGTTCATATTCACAATAACAATCAATTATGAAAAAAAATAGTAAACAAAAAAGCGTAAAGATTCCAAGCTCTAAACATTTTAAGTTAGAAGAGTTTGCTTGTAATGATGGAACACCAGTACCAGAGGAATTTTATAGCAATGTACAAGAGTTGATGAATAACTTAGAAGTAATTAGAGAACATTTCGGAAACTTTGCTATCAAGATAAATAGCGGTTATAGAACACCAGCGTATAATAAATCAGTAGGTGGAGCTAAAAAGAGCCAACATTTAACTGCAAGTGCTGCTGACTTTAGAATGAATATAACTCCAAGAATTGTTCAAGATGCAGTAGAACAACTACAAAAAGACGGAAAGATTAAAGAGGGTGGATTAGGTAGATACCCAACTTTCACTCATTACGATATAGGCGAATACAGAAGCTGGTAATGTGGAATGAAGAGCAATTATTTGACTGGTTAAAGGAGTTTGTTTACTTTGACTTAGTTAAGGCAAAAAATCAAATGAGCCGATGGGATTGTTACTCTCCTAAGTTTAGACATCGTATTGAGCTTAAATGCAGAAGGAAGCATTATGATAGCTTACTAATTGAAAAGAGTAAATATGATGCTATGATATTTGAAGCTGGTAAGCATTTAGATATACCTATGTACATTAACTCTACTCCAGAGGGTATTTATTCATTTGACTTGTTAGAAATAGAGCCAGAATGGATATTTAAAAGCCTAAGAGCTACTACTCAATTTGCCAATAATAAAAACGTATTAAAGAAAATAGCTTTTTTAGATATTGATAATGCTATAAAATTAGAGCTTTAAAAGTTTTTGTCATAATTCTTACGTTCTACTTCGAGTTTAAAGAAGTGGAAAGACGACAATCCATTTATATGCGAATCAGTAGGAAAAAAATACTTCCAACCCTTAGAATAACCTTTAGGAATATAATAAAAAAAAGCTGCTGCTAATTTACCAGTATCTTTCTTAAATACTACTGAGGCAGTATGGTCTGACATTGGTATTATTTCATCTATTGCAAATGTTTCATTATTATAATTCCCTTCTCTATTGTGATTAGAAAATCTTTTTGCAATTATCTCAGCTTGTTCTTTTAATTCTATTGCTATTTGTTTGTTCATAATATTGCTTGTAAAACTATTATTCCGAGCATAACTAAACCTATCTTTCTGTTACGTTTAATTTTATGCTCTTGTATTTTTGATATGGTCAACAAGTCATTATTATCCTCTTCAATGCCATTTATATACGTTTTAAGCGAGTTTATATCTTTTTTAGTGTTATCTATTAGCTCGATATATTTAAGCTCTTTAAAATGGCTTATTTGTGATTGAGCCATTAAGCTATCTTTTTGTATTAGCTCAGTATAGATTCTATCCATTTGAGGATAAGTTATGCAAATAAGGGTATCTCCTTTATTATCTGTTAATTCTATCTGCGAATAAGCGAATACGTTCGCTACGAGGCAAAATATGGTAATTACTTGTCTTGCGTTCATAATATAATTTAATAGTATCTGATTTTAATTGTAGTGTATCTATCTCGTTAAGCAGTCCGTCAATATCGGTTAGCTTTGGTTGTTCGATAATCGTTTCTATTGTTTCCAGTTTGCCGCGTTTAGAAAGCAAATCTGTTATTATAACGATTTGAACTATAATAGTAATAATTGCGTAGATTAAAATGTGTTTATTCATAATTGTTGTTTGACTTTGTGCCAGTATTTAAGTGTTGATTGTTTCTTATATCCATTCCAACCGCCATTCCAATTTCTGGCTAACTTTTCATTGGTTGGGTTTGTGGTGTTTTGTTTAATTACGTTAAACATTTCTATGGATTTTACTTTATTCCACCTATCAGACAACTGATATTTGTTATATCCTAAAAGCCTATTAACCTCTCGGAGCATTATAGGTCTAATTTGTAAACACCCTACTGCATCCTCTGAGATATTATGTGCTTTTATATCTCCTCTGCTTTCAACGTAAATTATAGCGTCTATTAAATTGTTTTTAGGAATACTCCTAACTACTCCCATTGAGGAAGTAGTCAGAAATAAACCAACATTTAACACAATTAAAATTAATTTCATTTGTATCCTAATTTAGCTTTAACTATATCGGCTTTTATGCCTTTACGCTTTGCCCATTCTTTGCCCCTTAGCTCTTCGTAATCTTGTTGAATTTTACGAGATGCTCTGGTAATTGTTAAAACATTTTTGTAATACTCAGCGATAATCATAGCAGACAATACGTTAACGCCGTAAGCATTTTGTAAGGCTCGTCTAATCAGTTTTTTAGGGTTATCTCTCATTTCTGGGTTTGTAGTCAATAATTGCTTTACTTCTTTTGTGATGTTCATAAGTTTGTTTTTATAAATTCGTTTAATCTGGTGTAATCTTTCTTAAATTGTTTATCATATTGCATTAAGTCAGCAGCTTGTTGTATTGAGTGTATGACTGTTGAGTGGTCTCTGCCTCCTAAAGCAGCTCCAATAGTTTTTAGAGAGCTATTAGGCATATTATCTCTGGCAATATAGCAAAACATTTGCCTACATATAACCTTTTCTCGATGCCTTTTAACTCCTTGTATCTCTCTTTGGGGTATATTGTAGTATTTAGATATACAATTTAGCAACTTATCAAAGGTTAATCTACCCTTTAAGAAACTATCGCTTTGCCATCCTCCTAACTTTTCAATCCCAGCAGCCGAATAATAAGAGGGCTTATCTTGCTTAGGGTAATATTTATACTTAATATCTCCATATTCGTCTTTTATAGCTACTTGTTCTATCTGACCCATTTTAACAAGGTCAGTTATCTTTCTATTTGCCTCTACCATACCGACCTTTCTGCACAATCCTAAGATAGTATTAAGGTGGGTGTACCCTTTTTTAAGCGTATTGCGAATAAATAGGTAATCTTGATTTTCTGTTTTATAGTGTTTTACTAATTTCATTGATATATTCTCTTGATTGTTCTACTTTTAATTGCATCTCTTGCATAACATCCTCATCATATTCTATATCAAAGGTCTTTATACGATACTTACTATTTATTTCTGTATAGTCGTGGCTCTCCTCAAAGGTTAATTCCTCTGGTGTGTTCATTAAAACATACACTAATTGAGCTTTATGCTTACCAGTTAGGTGCATATACGTTTGGAGCTGATAATAATAGTCTTTATTTGGTATGCCATTATAGAATAGGGGGAAGCTAAAGCAGTCCCAACTTGATTTTATATCTATAATCTTATCCTCAAGTATAACATCTGGAGTACCACAGAAATAATCATCTTCAAAATACTCTTCGTTTTTCTCAGCGAATAACCAACCTTTCTCAGCAGAGGCATAATTAATCGCATCATCCTCAACTTCATTACCTTTGGTTAGGTATTTAGATTGGATGTTTTTACGCACTCCGTATATCTGCTCCTTTGTCCATTCCTCTAAATATGATTTAGTAGTTTTAGACAATACCTCGCTTTTTGAACGAGGCTTTGTCATTAGCTTACCACTACTGGAAGCTCTTGCTTTAAATAATTTCATTTGAATGGATATAATTCTGCGTTAATTCTACTAATTGAATAGTGCTTTTTTAGCTCTGTAAGGGTTACTCCTTTGTCTACTGCTGCACTCCAAATCTTATCGTCTTTGTTTACCCATTGTTTCTGGCTCTTTGTAGCTTGACTGGCTGAGTTAGCATCGTCATCCTCAGCTTGTAATCCTAAAAGCGATTGTAGGGTATATCTTCGGTAGTAGGTTATGGCACTTCCGAGCTTCTGTGGGTCATCCATTTGAGGTAATGGTATCGAACTGGTAACGCTTTCTCCAGATTCAATATCTACTATCTCAGAAAATACCTCTCCTTTAACAATAGGTTGGAGTAATAGCAGTCCATTCTTTTGCAGTAATGGTTCAACGTGCTTTAGTAGCGAGTTGATATCAAAATACTTTGATTTAAAGAAGGGGTTTGTTGAGTCTTTAGAAATAGCTCCTATCTCTTTTTTGACTTCGTTTAGTTTTGTGTATAAATTCATATTACAAATATAATTAAAATGTTCTTATAATGTTTATTTAGTTAAATTTTTTCTTGTTAATGTTGTCCTTTGTTTTGTGTGAACAATAGTTTTATTGTTTTTATTATAAAGCCCTCCAGACCAAGAGGGCTTTTTCTTTTATAATTGTCTTAGGTCTTGATAATAATCTAATAATGAGTAGTGCATTTGTTTAGCGTTATTTACTGCTACTCGCATCAAGTCGGTAACGCAGTTTTGATTATTCAGATTAACCTTTCTTTTTCCCTCTATAACGCTATTTAAAGTGTGTATAGATATTTGGTGTTTACTGGCTACTAATTTACGCTGCTCTACACTTGTGCAAGACTTTAAAATGTCTTTAAGCTCTGTCGATATTGTTTTTGTATATTTCATATTGTTTTAATTTAAAAATAATTTCGGTTAATTTTTTTGCTTTATTTAGGCACATCAAGCTAATTGATTTATCATCCTCGTCATCGTTCATCCACTCTTTAGCTTTTTGCTCCATTAATTCTTTTTCTTTTTTTAGTATATAGGTTATCTCCCATATATCGTATTTATCTAACTTCATTTTCTTGTTTTTATATAGGTTAATTCTAAGGCTGCAAATAATCCAATAAGGAATAATATTGATGCTGCTCTTGGTTCTTCTACTGCACAACACCATAAAGATAATGGCATAAATGCTGATAATACTTTTAAAATTGGTTCTTTCATATTATACAAATAAATTCTTTTAAACTTTTTACATTTTCTATATGATAACAATCATTTAATAATTCTTGACCTAAAATATAAACATACATATTTACTAATTTTTCAGCATTGTTATACCTTTGGCACTCACCGAAATTTCTTTCTTCATACTCTTGGCATTCTGCTATAGCTTCAAAAACATTAATGTTATGTTCTTTTAACCATTGTTCGGCTTGGTAATAACCTATAATGTAATAGTCTTGATTAAAACATAAATGATGCCATTCATCTCTATTATCATTTGTTAACACTCCGTCATCAATCTTATCTAAGATGTGACTTGCTAATTCTTTTTTAATTGTTTCTTTCATTTTGTTATTGTGTTTGTTTTGTTTTAAAAATAAAAGGGAGGTTTGGTTTCCGAAGCTGCTGCTTTCTCTGTAGGTCGGATTGCTTGGCTAATACTCTTTTACCCTTTTATTGTATTGCAAATATATACAAAATATTAAATACCAAACAAATTTTTTTAAAAAACTTTTATTTTGACAGAATCCTCTAACCCTTTATCGCTTGTAATTAGTATGCTCTTTACTATTTTATAGCTATCATTCTCAAAGATTATATCTTCAATCATTTTAACCATTGCAACACAATTAGAAGCATCTAATGCTCTTGATTTAAATGTAAAGTGATATTCTGTGTTATAAGTATTTGTCTTTGGCAGCGTTTTATTAAACTGGCTTTTTACTATTAGCGTATAATTATCTTTTATTTTCTTACGCTTAGTCCAATGCATCCCAGCGTACCATTTATTTAGTGAAATTTTAGGTAGGTCTTTTAATATTATTTCCATATTACAAAAATATATTTTTTTTTATATGTATTAATTTTTAATATTTGCCCTCACAAAACAAATTTATATGAAAGAAACATTTTATTTCAGCCACGATTATACCACGAGAGCTGATGAGAAAATTAAAGAGCTGATTTATCAGACTGGTATGGAAGGCTATGGAATCTACTGGGCAATTATTGAGGACTTATATCAAAACGACAATGTATTAAAGTGCGATTATGCTCGTATAAGTTACGATTATCATTGCTCAAGTGAATTAGTAGAAAAAGTTGTAGAAAGTTTTAATTTATTTAAGATAAAAAATGATACTTTTAGCAGCATTTCTATACAAAAAAGATTAGAACTTAGGGAGTCTAAATCGTTGAAAGCCAAGCAGTCAGCAGAAAAAAGATGGGGTAGCAATGCGAACGCATCCAAGTCGCATAACAGTCGCAATGCTATAAAGGAAAGTAAAGGAAAGGAAATTAAATTAAATATAGATAGCAATAAATTGCTAAGTGTGTTTAATTCTATTTTAGGAAAGAAAGCAAGAGTTATACCAGAAAAAGCTAAGAAGCAATTAAAAGCAAGATTAAAAGAGGGTTATACTAAAGAGGATATAGTAAACGCTTTACGCAACGCATCTAAAGACCAACATCACTTAGATACTAATTATAAATATCTGACATTAGAGTTTATTACTCGACCAGATAAGTTAGAGAGATTTGTTAATATGGGGGACTATAAAATAAAAACTCAAATATTATGATAAAATCTAACGGAGAAATATTAGAGCAATTATACCACTTGCATAAGAACGGAATACCAGAGGGAAGTAAAGTAGGTTTAAACGCTTTTGACGAACAACTAACATTTGTTAAGGGTGGTTGTACAGATATTACTGGATACCCTTTTTTCGGTAAGTCTTTATTTTTAAAAGAGATTATGATGGGCTTAACCCTTAATCAAAATTGGAGACATTGCGTTTATATGCCAGACGATGGAAGCGACACGGAAGTAATATCCAACTTACTGCATAAAATGACTGGCAAAACATTTGAGAAAGGTTATCCTAATACAATTACTGAGAAGGAAATAAGCAAATATTCAAGCCAATTACTTGATAAATTTAAGTTTATATCAGCAGAGCATAGCATTGAGCCAGAAGCATTCTGGAATTACGCTAAGGAGAACGAATGCAATTCGGCAGTAATAGATAGCTGGAATTATTTAGCTCATAAAGGAGAGCCAACTAAGCCAGAGTATTTACGCAAGATATTGTCTATTAGAAATAGGTTTATGGAAGTAAATAAGATGCATTCTTTTATAATTATACACCCTAAAAACCCAGACCCTAAACAAGTAAAAGATGGTAATGTAAAAAAGCCAAGCGTATATGATTTGATGGGAGGCTCAGAGTGGAATAACAATGGTAGAAACATTGTAGTAGTACATAAAAACTCTAAGGATAATCACGAGCCTTATAAGGTTACAATAGATAAAGTTAAGCCTAAACATTATGGGCAAAGAGGAGAGGTATTATTAAGTATGGATTGGGCTAAACAACGCTTTTATGAGTTTGACCCAGTATATAATAAAAAGACTTATGCCTATGGCAATGAAGAGAAGATAACAGACCCAATAAAACCAATAACACACAACACAAATGACCCCTTTTAACGATAGCAAAATAATACAAGAAGCAAGACAAGTAATATCAAGCATAGAACTTAAGTTAATGAAGCAACCAGTTAATCAAAATAAACAAAATAGCGTAGATAAACTCAATAGTTTAATGCACTATACTTGTTATTTAGAGAAGCAGAATTACGAATTTTATGATAAGTTTACAAATCAATTACAGAGGATTAAAATGCTTGAAAACCATATAGATAATCTGAAAAACAAAATTAATGTTGATAAAAATATTAGGGAATTATAAACAATTTGTATAGACTTGCATACAATATGAACCACTACTATACGTCAGACGATGAACGAGTAGCTAAAAGCGTCATAGATAGAAGGATACACGAAGCGAAGGCAAATGCTTTAAGCGAACAATTCTGGGAGTACGGCTACAATTTTTGTACCGACTGCCTAAAATCAAATGGAGTTAGGCTTGACTGCTCTCATAACATATCAGTAGACGAAGCTCAGAAAACAAGGCGAACGGAACTGGCTTGGGATGTAAATAATATTAAGGTAAGATGCAGAGAATGCCACAGAAAACACGATAAGTTATGAATATAATAAATTTTAGTGGTGGTAGAACTTCTGCATATATGACAAAGCGTTTGATTAATGAGGGTTTGTCTGATTATATTGTAACTTTTCAAAATACTGGCAAAGAAATGCCAGAAACTTTAGACTTTATAAATGAATGCGATAAGCGTTGGAATTTAAATATAGTTTGGCTTGAGTATAGATACGGAAATAATTTTGACGTAGTAGATTATAAAACTGCATCACGTAATGGCAGACCTTTTGACGAGTTGATTGCTTGGAATAAGGGTGCGTTACCTAATACGATGATGAGGTTTTGCACAAAGGAGATGAAAATTAATACACTAAAAAGATGGGCAAAAAGTATAGATGTTAAAGAATGGAATCACTATGTCGGTATAAGGTATGATGAGCCGAGAAGATGGGGGAAAACATCTAAGTTGCCACAATATATGGAAATAGAACATCCTCTTGTTAAATGGAAAACAACAAAGGATGATGTATTAAAATGGTGGAGTAATCAAGATTTTAATCTAAATGTAAATGACCCTTATGGAAATTGTGATGGGTGTTTCTTAAAAGGTAAAGGTAAATTATCTATAATTGCAAAAGAACGCCCAGACTTATTTCAATGGTGGATAGATAAAGAAAATAAAAATCAATTTAAAAAAGAAATAACTTACAAACAAATAAAAGAAAAAAGCGAGTTGCAAAAAGGTTTATTTGATGGCGACCCATCGTTTGAGTGTTTTTGTAATATAGATTAATATGAAAGGATTATATCAAGTAACTGCAATGAGAGCTAAGAAAGTAATTAGCTCAGAGGTCTATGGTAATATAGCTGAGAAAGATGTGCTATTTAATCGGCTAATGACAAGGCACAAAATTCCACACGCAAGACGACACGAATGGAAACTACAAGAAGTAAAATTAAATAAAGAAATAAATGACTAAAAAAGAACAAATGGCTCACTTCGGTTATATGACTGGAGAGATGCGAAAAACATTATTTAGCAAGGGCGATGACTACGCTAATGAGGATAGGTTATCTAACTTTAAATTAGCTGGAGCTATTGCTGGAGGAGATGCAAGAACTAACTGCTTAAACCTAATATCTACTAAAGTTGCAAGATTAGGAGTATTGATTAACTCAAACCAAGAACCTAATAACGAGAGTATAGAAGATAGCGTTTTGGATTTAGCAAATTATGCAGTACTTTTGTCAATGATAATAAACGAAAATAAATAATATGAACAAACAAGAAAAAACTTTCGCAGACGGATTTATGTTTAAAATGAATCCTAATTCACCAGAGTGGGTGGTAGGTGGTCTTAGCTTAAAAGCTGATGACGCTATTGCCTTTATTCAGAAACACCAAGACAAAGGATGGGTCAATCTTAAAATTAACATCGGTAAAAGTGGAAAGCCATACGTTGAGCTTGATACTTGGAAGCCAGAACCAAAGAAGGAAATGGCTACCTCAGAGGAAAGCCTACCCTTTTGAAATTAGAACAGATATATTTTGATGATAGCATACGAGATTATGCTCTTAAACTTACTGGCAATAAGCTGGAAGCAGAGGAGCTAATCTCTACTGCGTTTGAAATATGTTTGTCTAAGCCTCCTATTGAAAACCTTAAAGGCTATTTTGCAATGGTTATGCGTAACCAATATTTAAAGAAATGCAAGAAGCAAGACCCTTACTTTGATAACGAAAACTCAGAGCATCCAGAAGTCGAGCAAGTCCTTGATAGGATGAATCACTATTACGCAAATATTCTAAGAGCCATTAGTAATGGAGAAACCTTAACCCAAATACACAAGGGTGCGTCTATTGGTTATAGAACGCTTAGAGATGACTATACGAAAGCTAAAAAACAATTTAAGATAATGTACGAGAATAAGATTAAGATAGCAGTTATTATAAGAGGTATTAACGGAGTGAGCTATCATAGGTTGCTTATGCCATTTGCTAAGATGCAGAGAGATTATGGTATTGAGGTAGTTGTATTGCTCAATAAAGATGATGAGTTTTTTAATAACTTAGAAGGAGTTACTCACGTTGTATACAATAGGAATATATCTGGGCTATTGCAGCCAGAGGAAACATTTTTAAAGCTAAAAGCAAAAGGAATAAAAGTTATTTGTGATATAGACGATTATTGGGTATTGCCAAAAGGACATCCAATGCGATACTATTACCAAAAAAGTAACCTTGATAAATGTATTGTCAAGAATTTAAAGTTAGCTGACCAGATATGGACAACAACTTCTATACTCGCAGATAAGGTAAAGCCATATAATAAAAATATTGTAGTAATTAAGAACGCTTTAGACCCAACAGAAAAACAATATGCTTACGATGATTTGAGCCTTAATTTTGATACGTTCTTTTATTCTGGTGGTACTACTCACTTAAAAGATTTAAAGCTATTAGGGAACGCTTTTGACGATAGTAAGCTATTAATTAAAGCTCCAAGATTACCTAAGCGAATGAAAGCTATAAAAAAACAGATTAGCGATATACAGAGCTATGCTGATGATTATAAACATTGTGGTATATGTGTAATACCTCTGCAAGATAATGTATTTAATAGCTGCAAATCTGAGCTAAAAATGATTGAGGCTGGACACTTTGCAAAGCCAGTAATGGTGTCGGCAGTAGAACCTTATACTTTGCTATCGACAAATAAAAATAGCCTAAAGGTATATAATAATGAGTGGGCTTCTGCAATTAAGAAGATTAAAGGCAACCACACAATGCAAGTAGATTTAGGCTTAAAGCTAAAAGAGGACATAACAATTAAACACGATATAACAAAAGAGAACGAAAAACGCTTACAATCATTATGAGTGAGGAATTAGAAACAAGAATACGAGCTATCTATAATATGAAAGGTGGCAGACTTGACCCAAGTTTATATAATGAATTTATAGAGCTATGCCAAGAGAACTTTAGATATAGACCAGATGTAAGTTGTGGTAAGTGCATCTATAAGCACGTTGTTAAATTATATGATAAATTTTTAAAATGAAAGTAAAATTAAAAGACCTAAAAGCAAATCCTAATAATCCAAGATATATTAGAGATGAAAAGTTTGAAAAATTAAAGAAGTCAATACAAGACTTTCCAGAGATGTTAAAGCTACGACCAGTTGTCATAGATGATGATATGATGGTATTGGGTGGCAATATGCGTTTAAAGGCATTAACAGAGCTTGGAATAGATGAAGTAGAGGTAATAAAAGCAAAAGACCTAACAGAGAAGCAGAAAGCTGAGTTTATTATTAAGGATAATGTAGGCTTTGGAGATTGGGACTGGGATATGTTAGCGAACGAGTGGGATAATACCCAGCTTGGCGAATGGGGTTTAGATGTTTGGCAACCAGAAGAGGAAGTTGATTATTCTATTTTAGATGATGAGGATTTGAGTCAAGAGCTAAACGATATGACTGATGGTGTTAAAAAAGCAATACAGATAGAGTTTGAAGCTGAACATTACGAAGAGGCCACAGAGCTGGTTAAATTCTGGAGAGAACAAGGTGCTTATATTGGTGGAATGATAATAGAATACTTGAAAGCCGAAAAGAATAAATTATGAGGTGTTTAGTTTGCATACCAAGCAAAAACAGACCTAACAATATTAAAAAATTTGTTGAGCCATTTATGAAAAAATTAGGCTTAGAATACAAAATATTTGTAGAGCCTCAAGACCTTAAATCTTACAATTTTAAAAATGTCGTTTCTTTAGATTCAAATAACAAAGGCTTAGGCTATTCAATGTCACAAGCTAAAAAATATTGTATAGAGAATGGTTATGATATTTGCTTTAAAATAGATGATGATGTCATTTCAATAGGTGAGATAGAAAAAGATATTAATAAAATTCTTGACGCATTTAAAATAAATAAAATTGGTGCAGTTGTTTTCCCTTATGATTTTGAATTTTATGCTAAAACAAATAAATTATTTACAAGGGTTAATAAAAGAGTGCAAACTTGCTATTTAATTAGAACAGAAATATTTAACCCTCAACAAGAAGTTTCTACATTTGAGGACTTTTATCAGTTTTTAAACCTAATTTCAAAAGGATATAATACTTTGTATTGTTCAAGACATTTAATAAAATGTAATGCAGTTGGGTCTGGTAATGGTGGGCTACAAGATTTTGATAGGTCTGAAATGGCATTAAAGGAAATAAATATATTTAAAAGTATTGACCCTACAATAGAAGTAATTAGTAAGCCGAACAAACCTTGGAAATATGAGCCAAAATTTACAGACAAAAAATATAGAAGTAAACAGATATGAAAAGAATAGATTTAGTGCAAGTAGAACACCAAACAAGGATTGGAGATGAATGCAAGTTTATTCCTCCTAATATAACAGAAGATTCTATATTTTATGCAGACGGAGAACCAATAGGATTTTATATGACTAAGATGCCAGAAAAGATGTGCAAACTTGCTGATTTAGCGAACGCTGAATTTAATAGTAAAAATGTACCTAAAGCAGAAATGAGTAGAGGGCCTCAAGGAAGTAAAAAAGACAAGGCAGAAAGAGCTAAAGCTGGTATTAAATTAGTAACTCAAATGAGTGCAATATTAGGCAGCGTTCCACCTAAACCACATATGAGGCGACCATACCCAACAAGGTCAAGCGTACATTCTGTTAAGTCTGCAAACACCTTTATAAAAGCTATGTTATTATTAGCTAAAGAAAGTGAGCAGCTAATTAAAAATATATTACCAGAACAATACAAAAACCAATTAGATTTATTTGAAGATGTACCAAAGGAATGGAGGTTTGCAAACCTATTTACAAGCTCGATTAGTAATTATAATATATCAGCTCCGTTTCATAGAGATACTGGCAATATAAAAGGAGCAGTTAATGTGATAATATGTAAGAAGCATAATTCAAAAGGAGGAGATTTACATATACCAGATTACAATGCAACCATAGGTCAGCAAGATAATTCAATATTAGTGTATCCAGCTTGGAGAAATGTTCACGGAGTTACGCCAATTATACCCACTTATGAGGGTGGTTATAGAAATAGTTTAATTTTTTATCCATTAAAAGCATTTAAAGGTTTATGAGTACAAAAAATGACATACAAAAGGCTGCAATGCTTGAGGCTTTAGAAAAGTCATTAGGTATAGTTACATCTGCTTGTAAGTCAGTTGGAATAAGTAGGAACACTCACTACACTTGGCTAAAGCAAGACGATATATACAAAGAAGCAGTAGAGGACATAGAGAATATAGCCTTAGACTTTGCCGAGAGCCAACTACATAAACAGATAAAAAAAGGTAATACTGCTGGTACTATTTTTTACCTAAAGACAAAAGGCAAGAAAAGAGGATATGTAGAACGTACTGAGGTGCAGCAAGAAACTACTTATAAGAGCTTAGACATAAACATTATAGATACTGGCATACCTTTAGCCTCAAATGAGAAAGATATAGTTGATTAGTACATCTGCCCTATATCGTCAAAACTTTGTATCTAATGCAGATATAGTAGTTAATCAAGGTGGTACATCCTCTGGTAAGACCTATGCTATTTTGCAAGTATTATTTGCTAAGGCTATCTCAGAGACTTGTATTATTACTATTGTAGGTCAAGACATACCTAATTTAAAGGTGGGTGCTTTAAGAGATGCGATAGATATACATAATGGCGATGAGGCTATAAAACAGCAAGTAACTTTCTACAATAGGTCGGATAGAGTGTTTAGCTTTATGAATGGCTCTATAATGGAGTTTAATTCCTACGATAATGACCAAGACGCAAAGTCTGGTAAGAGGGATTATCTATTCGTAAACGAGGCTAACGGCATACCCTACAATATATTTGAGCAATTAAGTCTTAGAACTCGTAAGCAAGTCTATATAGATTACAACCCAGATACGAGCTTTTGGGTACACGATAAAGTAATACCAATACCCAGCACAGAATTAATAATATCAGACCATAGGCATAACCCTTTCCTAAGTGATAAGATTAGAGAGAAGATAGAAGCCCTTAAAAGCAAAGATTTAGACCTATGGAAAGTATATGCAAGAGGTATTACTGGGCGAATAGAAGGGCTTATATTTAAGAAGTGGTATGTATTGAATGATAGCTTTGAAGATAAAAAGCTAATAGGGTATGGAATAGATTTTGGTTTTTCAAATGACCCAAGCACATTAATAGAGGTTAGGATGCAAGATGGAGAATTGTACGTTAAGGAGTTGATATATGAAACTGGCTTAACTAATCAAGATATAAGCAGTAGAATGGATGCTTTAAACGTAAGCAGAGGAGCTTTAATAGTAGCAGATAGTGCTGAGCCTAAGAGTATAGAGGAGCTAAGGCGATTAAGATGGACAATAGATGGAGTAAAAAAGGGCAAAGATAGTGTTATGTTTGGCATTAATCTTTTGAAAGGTTACGCAATTAACGTACATTCGTCAAGTAAGAACCTAATAAAAGAGCTTGAACAATATAAATGGAAGGTAAATAAGAACGGAGATAGCCTTAACGTACCTATTGACGATTATAATCACGCAATAGATGCTTTGAGGTATTTAATAATGCATAAATTTAGTAAGAAAGGATATGGACAGTATACAGTTTTATGATATTACAGTAGGGCAATATCAGCTACTTAACAATATAGACAAAGACCTAACGGAAATTGAACAGAATATTTACGCAGTAGCAGCAATTAAGAATATAACCTATGACGAAGCCAGTAAGATTAAGCTATCTGAGTTTAATGATATGGTCAAAGATATAGGCAAAATCAACCTAAATAAGCTGGAGCAAAAAAAGGTTAATAATAAAATCTTTTTAAATGGCGAGGAATACCACGTTGAGCATAGACCAGATAGGCTAACAAGTGGTCAGCTATTAGACATACTTAATATAAGGGCAAATCATCAAGGCGAGAGCATACAAGTAATGGACTTGCTTATAGCTGCATTAAGTAGGCAAAAAGGTAAGAAGTATAGCGAAGATAATTTAACGCTTACAGAGAGGGCTAAATATTGCCGAGATGTAAAAGTAACAGATGTATGGAATGTCTTTGTTTTTTTTTGGAATCTTTGGAACGGCTACTTAAAAAATTCAGAGGATTATTTACAAAAGTGGACGGAGAACTCAGTCAAGATGGCGAGGGAGATTTTGGGCAACGATGGGGACTCTTCAGCGTGATAAAAGCTATGGCAGATTTACACAACATAAGTATTAACAAAGCAACTAAATTAGGAGCAATAGAGTTTCTGAATTGGTGGGCTTATATGGTAGAAAAACAAGATTACGAGAAAAATGCAAGATAAGAGATTAATAGGAATGCTAAACCAATATTGGCAGAAAATAGTTGATGATTTAGTAAAGTCCTTATATGATGTAGGTAGGGTAGCAAGTGGAGCTACTGCTCAAAGTATAGCTGATGGGAATACAAACCCAATAACAATAACTTCTAACGGATTTAGAATCCAGATAGCAATGCCAACTTATTACCAGTTTATTGATGAGGGTGTAAGTGGAGCTGAAAAAAATACTGGAATTAGTCGCTTTAAATACAAAAGTCCATTCTCTTGGAAAAATGCTCCTCCTATATCAGCTATTAGAAAGTTTATGCTCAATAGAGCTATAACAGAGCCGAGAGGTAGCAATACTAATTCTGGTAAGCGTAGAGATGCTGAGGCTATTAGGAACTCTATTGCTTTTGCTATATCGTATAGTATATGGTCAAAGGGGTTAGCTAAAACAAACTTCTATTCTAATGTGATTAATGACAAAAAATTATTAGACTTTGAGAGCAAGTTATTAGAGCAGTATCGTAAGTATATTATAGATATTATTAAGGTAGAATAAAAAAAAATAAAAAAAACTTGCATTGTATTAATATTTTATACTATATTTGTATCATAATAACAAACACAATAATAAAATGAATTTAACTAACACAGAAAGAATCGAGCTTGAACTTGTATTTACTTTAGAGAATCTCAATAGATTAAAGTCTGAAGTAAACGAAGGTACTATTGCAGCTAAAACAATTAGCACAAATCTTAGTCATTTAATTGAAAGAATTAACTGGATAAATAAATTTAACGAAGAGAATAAACAAGCAAACAAATAACAAAATGAACAACACAATTAATTTAACAAAAAACACAACGCACAAAGCTGGTAACCATATTGTAAGTATTGGTAGAGATGGTCATCAATTAGCTATATTATCTCTTAATACTGGAGACTTTGTAGAATTAAAAAGAACAAAAACAAATAAGCTTTTAAGAAAGATTAAGCGAGATTTTAAATTATTTTTAGTAAGTGAAGAGCAATTCTTTTTTGAGAGAATGAGCAATGACCAACAATTAAGAGTAATAGAAATTTTAAAGGGTAAATAAATAACCCAAAACCTAAAACAAATAAACCTCCAGCAATGGGGGTTTTTTTATGACCCTAAATTTATGCGTCTATTTTAGTATATATAAATAGATGGCACTTACAATACAAGACCAACCGACAACCAATATACCAGAACCGAGTTTTGCTCCTATCGAATATTTAGTTAGTAGTACAGAAACTGCACAGAGTGGATTTAAGGTAATAGCAAGTTTATTTACTGACCCAACTGGAGATAATACAAAGATTGCTACCTTGCAGTTAAATACTATCCCCTCAGCTACTCAAGTTGTAACAGATATTCAAAATATTATACAATCGTTTGTAAGCAGCGATTATTCTGTATTGGCTGGTGACACTACGGATATATCACAAAGTGCCTTAAAAGACTTTAAAATAGCTTTCCAAGAGTATTACTCTGGTGCGTTACAAGGAAGTGCAGTAAGTGGCAATACTTTTGATAGTTGGAACTCATCTCCAAAGTATATCGAATGGGCTGATTTATCTGGTGCAACTAAAGACTATTACGATTGGAGCATAGAAGATGCTTCTGCTGAAACAGACAAAGAGTTTCTAAATGGATTTGAGCAAGAGGCTGAGTGGTTTAATTTAGGTAAGTCTAACAACTTTTTAAAGGTAAGGTCTACACAGAAATATCAAGCGTCTTGGATTATGCGACAGAATCTAAGCGATACTTACAAGATATATTTAAAGACATTAGATAGTACGTTTACAAATATATTGTCAACTACAATGACTGCTGCAAATACTGCTGGGCTATATACGCTTGATGTTGGTGCTTCTGAAATTGCTTCACATAGCTGGGGTACTACTCCAGTAATGACCAACGTAAAATACTACGCTTTAAGGATATTAAACTTTACTGAGGATGTTTGGGCTACTAAAACCATAATGTTTGAAATAGATGACTGCGAAAATACCTATACAGATTACGAGCTACATTGGTTAAATAGAAAAGGTGGATATGATAGCTTTACATTTAGTGGCAAGTCTAATCAGACTACAAGCATAAATAAGAACTTTGCAAAATACAATACTCGTACAATAGGAGCAAGTAGCATAACTCATAATACCTATGCACAACGTAAGAGGGCATTTCATACCTCTCTAAGCGATAATTATACTTTAAATAGTAGATTACTAAAGGACTTTGAAGTTGAGGGCTTAGAGGACTTATTTTCATCTCCAGAGGTTTATTGGAAAAACGATGCTAATTTTGTATCGGTAAATGTAACTGGTAATACTTTTGAACACGCGAAGAGTGAGAATGGTCAAGTGTATAGTATGGAGCTACAAATGGAGGTTGATAATAGCGATAAGCGACAATGGTAATTGAACACATAATAGCTGGGTACTCGATACCACATAACGAGGGTGCAATACCTTTGACTAAAGAAGCGTATGACGTAAATAACCCTCAGAAGCGTTTAACGGACTTCTCTAAGACTATTACTATACCAGAGAACAGAATTGTTAACCAAATCTTTGAACACGCTTTTGACGTTAATATAGACCTACAAACTTTTAACCCTAATATTAAAACAAGCTATCAGATAATCCAAGACGGAATTACTGCTATTGATGGGTATTGTCAGCTAAAAGCTATCTCTAATGTAGATGGATTAATCAATTACGAGATACAAGCTACTGGAAAGATAGGGGATTTATTTGAGAAGATACGAGATAAATATTTACAAGACTTAGACCTCAGTAGCTTAGACCATACTTGGACAGAAACTAATATAGTTAATAGCTGGTCAGCTACAATAGGACAAGGCTATGTATATCCTATGATTGATTTAGGTGGTAGGTCAAGATATGATATCTGGACAACGAAAGATTTTAAACCCTCTATATACCTTAAGCAGTATATTGACACTATTCTAACAGAGGCTGGATATACTTACGATAGTACATTCTTAAATAGTGACTTATTTAAGCGTTTAATTATTCCGTATGGTAGTGGTCAGATACTCTTAGATAATTCGGCTATACTATGTAGAGAGTTTAATGTACAGAGAACAAGCAATCAAATAGTAGATTGTCAGAGCTTTAGCAATCCAGCAAATAGCGTTAATAGCTTACTTGTTTTTAATGACGATTCAAGCCTTGCTGGGTATGAAAGCAGAGTAATTGCAGATGGCAACATAGTGGAAGCGTTGTCTTGTGCAGAAGCTGAGTTTGGTTTTTCAGATGCCTTTTACAATACTTGTACAAACGAATATAGCTCTGCTACTGGCAAGTATATTTCTACTGAAAACAATAAGATGTCGTTTCAAGGTATTATTAATTTTGACATAGAGTATAACGAAAGTTTTAATTTAACCACTTATTGGATGAATGCTGATATACAAGCTGCTTGGGTAGAATTGTATTTAGTAGAAAAAAATGGAGCAAATTATTCTATCAAAGAAAAAATTAATCTTTATTTTACAGATAATGCAATAGCTAATCCTCTGCAAAATGCTCCAGCAACTACAATAATAGCTAATAATACTTCGTCTTTTTCTACTGGTCAAATAGATGTTATTGCTGGAAGAGAATATTATTTGTCTATTGGCTCAGTAGTTTATAACTCTCTAAGTGTTTCTGGAACAAATGTATATTATACCGACAAAAAGAATTCGTTTGATTTTGAATTTATACTAAAGCCAGATTCTACCTTTGGCAGTAATTTACTTGAAACAGAGATAAAAGTAGGCGATACAATAAATACTCGCTTAGTTATACCTAAAAAAATTAAACAATCCGATTTACTCAGTAGTATAATTAAAAGATTTAATCTATATATAGATAACGACCCAATAGACAAAAACAAACTAATAATAGAAACAAGAGAAGGATTCTTGACGGACGAGAGAGTTAATTTAGAGCATTTAGTCGATAGGTCTAAGGACTATAAAATAATGCCTTTGGGAGCTTTAGATGCTGGTAGATTTATATTTAAAGACCAGTTGGACAAAGATAATTTAAACGACACTTATAATAAGGTTAATGATGAGGTTTATGGTCAGCTAATTTTAGATGTACAGAACGACTTTTTAAATGCAGATAAAACTATCACAACGATATTCGCTCCGACTCCATTAGAAACATTTTCTGGTGTAAACGATAGGGTGTTGTCATCTATGAGATTCGTTGACAAGGATAATAATCCAGCACAAGCTACTGCTAAGATACGTCTATTGTATTGGGGAGGTCTTTTAGATACTCAGAAAACTTGGTACATAGACCCTTTTGGTAGTGGATACACTCAATATCCTTACGCTGGGCATTTAGATAATCCTTACAACCCTACCTTTGATTTAAACTGGTTTGTACCTAAACAACTATATTATGATTTCAGTTACGGAAATAAATTTACTCTGTCCTATTCTAATAATAATGTTTACAATACTTATTGGAAGAAATTTATAGAGGAGATTACAGACAAGAATAGCAAGATACTTGAGTGTAATTTAGCTCTAAGACCATACGATTATCAAGAACTTAATTTTAGAAAGAATTACTACATAGATGGTAGTTACTGGAGACTGCTTAAAGTAACCGATTTTGATGCAATGGCTGAGGATACTACTAAATGTATGTTCTTAAAAGTAGAGCCTAAAGACGTATTTATCCCAGAGGTTAAGCCAGTAAGAGGAGGGATAGATGATTACGCAGACGATACACCAGTACCTATTGGAGACGCTCTTGTATTCCCTAATAACAATAACGGCAAGACTCAAGATAGACTACAATTCGGAGATAGCATAAAAGGTGGTACTCGTTCAATAGTTGCAAGTGATTTTATAGAGCAAGGTATTGAGTCTAAAAATAGCTTAATAGTGGGCAGCGATTACGGCAAGGCTTTCGCTGATAATGTCACAATGATTAATAGTCCTTATGTAGAAACTAATAGACCCAACGAGGCTTATATAAACGGATTATTTGCAGAGAAACTTGTAAGCATAGTATTGAATTACGATATGCTAACTAACCTTGAGTTAGAAGTCCCAGTATTGCCTATTTTGCCAGATAACGAATTTTATGAGGTTACAAGAGGTTATGTAAGGTTAGATGGTAATGCTCCAAGTGGGGGAACTCACAAGATAGATATAGTAACAGACGATGGTTCTGCTCACGTATTAGCTGAGATTGCAAGTGCATTTTTTAATACAGACAATAACACAGACATATTAGAAGTGTTTCCACATAATACAACCCCTATTCACTTTGGTAGTGGGCTTAAAATAACGACTAATTCAGCAATGACCTTTGATGCTGGAACTCAATTAATAATAAACTTAGTATATAGAATAATTAAACTATAATGGCAGATAAGAAGATAGCATTAGAATTGACCATAGGGCTGCAAGATGCCAATAAGTCTTTAGAGGAGCTGAATGAGCTTTTGAAACAAGCCAAGCAAGAGCTTAATAAAGCTGGTAAGGGTAAAAAAGAATTTAAGGATTTAGAGAAGGCAGTTAAAAAGACTGAGGCTCAAATGGCTAAATCTAACAAGACTGCTAAGACGTTGAATGGCACTACTAAAAATTTAAATAAAAACTTAAAAGCCACAAAAAACACTTCAGCTACTTTAGGAGGCACATTGAATGATATGTCTGGGGTTACTGGTGGACTTGGCAGTAGGTTTACTGCTTTGCGTGGGGTTATTGGTGGAGTAGTTAAGTCCTTTAAGACGCTTAGAGGTGCGATTTTAGCGACTGGGATAGGTGCTTTGGTACTTGCACTTGTAGCATTACAGAAAGCCTTTACAACAAGCGAGGAGGGTCAAAATAAATTTGCTAAATTAATGGGTGTTATAGGTGCAGTAACTGGCAACCTTATAGACCTATTAGCAGACTTTGGCGAAAAGATTATATCAGTATTTGAAAACCCTAAAGAATCGTTAATAAGTTTTGCTAATTTAATTAAAGATAACATCACTAACAGAGTTGAGGGGTTAATAGAGTTAATACCAAAATTAGGAGAGGCAATAACATTAGTATTTAAAGGTAAATTTGCTGAGGCTGGTAAGGTTGCCGTTGACGCTGCTGGTAAGGTAACGCTTGGTGTAGAAAATGTAACAGATAAAGTCAAAGAAGCCACAGAAGCTACTAAAGATTTTATCAAAGAGCAAGTAAAAGAGGGTAATCAAGCTGCTAAGGTTGCCGATATGAGGGCAAAGGCTGATATAATAGACAGAAATTTAGTCGTTGAAAGAAGTAAGCTACAAAGTAAGATAGCTCAACTTAGATTAAAAGCAAGAAAAGAGGATGAATTTTCAGCAGCAGAAAGACGAGAGGCTTTGCTTGAAGCTCAAGAATTAGAAGATACTTTATTAGATAAAGAAACTGAGGCTTTAGAACTTCGTAAAAACGCACAAATATTAGAGAATACTTTTAGTAGAACAGATAAAGCTAACAAGGACAAAGAGGCAGCAGCAATAGCAGCAGTTAATAACCAAATAGCAAGACGAGCAAACGTAGCAAGACAACTACAAAGGGAGTTAAATACTATATCTGCCCAACAAAGAGCCGAACAGACAAAAGCTGATAACGAGGCTAAGGCAGCAGCTAAAGAAAAAGCAGATGCTTTAGAAGCGATTAGACAAGCTGAAATAGTCAGCATAGAAGATAAGAGAAAAGAGGAGCTAAGGGCTGAGAAAGAGAAATATAAAGAGCTAATAGAACAAGCTAATAAGTATGGCAAAGATACTGCTGATTTAAAGATTGCTCAAGAAACCAGACTAAAAGAGATACAAGATAAATTTGATAAAGAGGATGCAGATGCAGCACTTGAAAAGCAAGAGAAAAAAATAGCTGAATTACAATACGAGCAAGAGCAAGACGAGGAACAATTTGAGCTAAGAAGAGAGGAGCTTAAAAGAAGGGAAGCTCTATTATTAGAAGATAAAACTTTAACAGAAGAGCAACGTATAGAATTAGAAAACCAATTTAAAGCTGAGTCTATAAAGATTGATAATGAAGAGGCAGCAAGTAAAGCTCAAAACTTACAAGCTCGTTTACAATTAGCTGGAGAGGTTTTAGGGTCATTATCTGCCCTTACTACTGCATTTGCTAAAGATGATGAGGAGAGCCAAAAGAGAGCATTTAAAATTAACAAGGCTATATCTATCGGACAAGCAGTTATATCTACTGCACAAGGTATTATAGCTCAATTAGCAGTACCTCAAGACGCTTTGACTGGTGCTAACTTTGTTAAGGCTGGGATAGTTGCTGCTACTGGTGCAGCTCAGATAGCTACAATATCTAAAACTCAGTTTAAAAGTCCAGCAGCCACTAAGCCAACTACTCCATCTCCACCAGCTTTAGGAGGTAATGGAAACGTAGGTACTCAGCCAAGAGGGTTTACAAGCCCAGTAATTGAAACTGAGATACCTACTACAAAAGTTATAGTAACTGAAACAGATATCAGAAACGTATCTCGTAACGTGGATGGGGTTTATAGTAGAGCCACAGTAGTGCAATAGCTTGGACAAATAATGGACTATATATAAAAAGGACTATATACTGCAATTTCCTCTTTTTAGCTTGTAGGGTATATATAAGTAGATGGACTTACCTTTTATCGAATTTAAACTTACTGACGAGGTCGAGGGACTTCAAGCGATAGCTTTAGTAGACAGACCAGCAATAGGACTAAACTACCAAGCATTTGCTCCACATAAATTTGAGGTAATTAACGAGGATAAGCGTATTGTAATGGGAGCTGCTATGATTCCAGACTTACCTATTTATCGTAGAGATGAGAGAGGCGAATATTACGCTATCTTCAAAAAAGAAACAATCAAAGCACTTGTACAAAAGCTATTCAAAGAGAATAAGCATAACGTATTTAACGAAGAGCATAACGCTTTTAAGATACTTGATGGAGTATATATCTATCAATCCTTTATAACTGATGCAGAGTTAGGCATTTCAGCTCCCTCTGGTTTTGAGAATGTAGCAGACGGAACTTGGTTTATCGCTGCTAAAGTAGAGAATGACGAGGCTTGGGCAAAGGTTAAAGAGGAAGGTATTTTAAAAGGGTTTAGCGTTGAGGGTGTATTTGACTTAGAGCCGTATAAATTTAAAAAGATGAATAAATTAAACTTAGAGAGTGTTATAAGCACTTTAAAATCTGTATTTTCAGATGCTGAGGTAGAAGAGACTACGGAGGAAAACTTCGCAGAAGCTACTTTAGTTGATGGAACTATTGTTAAATGGGAAGGCGAATTAGCTGATGGAACTGCTTTAGTAGTGGTTATGCCAGAAGGTGAGGTTGCTGCTCCAGATGGTATTCACGAGTTATCAGATGGTACTTTAATTGAAACTGCTGGAGGATTAGTAGTTAATATTGAAGCTGCTGCTGACCAAGAGAAAAAAGAAGAGGAAGAGGAAATGTATGACAATGAGTTTAACTCAGAAATGCTTAACGACCTTATTGAGAAAGCAATGGCAAAATATGCTGAGGCTTTTACTGCTTCTTTAGACCTTGTTAAGTCTGAGAACGAAAGCCTTAAAGCTGAATTAGCTGAGGTTAAGAATGCTAAAGACGAGTTAAAAAATGAGTTTTCTGCTACACTCAACAAAGTAGGAGAGGATTTAGAAGAGATTGTTAAGGCTGAGCCGTCAACATCTTCTAAGCCACAAGAATTTAAAGCACTAACAAGAGCTGAAAGAGCTGCTCAAATGGGTGCTATTATAAGAGCAAATAAATAAATAAAATAGAAAAATGAGTTTTGATGTATCAAGTTTAACGAATTACGTTAACGAACAATCGACAGACTTAATCTCAAGATTATATTTTGAGAAAACGTCAAGTGACTACTTCACACTTCAATCTGGAGTAAAGAAAACTGATGCTTTGCATCTATTAGCAGTTAGTGCATTCCCACAAGATGGTTCTGGTTGTGCAGTAAGTGCTTCTGGTGATGTGACTTTCTCTGACAGAAACCTAACAGTAGGTCAAATTACTTACTTTAGTGGATTTTGTATGAAAGACCTTATCCCTAAGTACACTCAAATTTTATTGAGAGCTGGAAACGGAGAGACTGAAGAGATGGCTTTCGAAGCTGAGGTTGCTGAGTCTGTAATTAAAACAATTATGGAGCATAACGAGGTTGCTGACTGGCAAGGAGATACTACTTCTGCTAACGTTTATATTAACAGATACGATGGTCTTAACAAGATTATTGACGCTGCTGGTACTGCCGTAGATGGTAATACTTCTGCTGCTACTGCAATTACTGCTGGTGCATCTGGTAACATTGACGGATTGATTACTGATATCTGTAATGCACGACCAGCAAAAGTTAAGTCTGCTGCTAATCAAGTATTATTCGTAGGTCAAGATACTTTCGATAAGTATGTAGATACTTTGAATGCTAAAAACCTATACCACGTAAACGCTACTGATTGGGCTAACTACGAGACTTCAATCGCTGGTAAAAACGTTCAGTTGGTAGGTGTTGCTGGTCTTGACGGAACTAACAGAATGTTCTTAGGTACTAAAGAAAACTTCTTCTTAGGATTCGACTTACAAGGAGATGACGAAGAGTTTGATATGTGGTACGACAAGAAAGACGATAAGGTATATTACCGAGTTAAATTTAAGAGAGGTTTACAAGTAGCATACCCAGATGAGATAGTTGAATTTACATTAGCCTAACCCTTTAAAATAAAATAAAGATTATGGCGTGTAATTTAACAACTGGTTTCTCGGTAGGATGCAATGATTCAATCGGTGGAGTAGCAGAATTCTGGATAGCAAATATGCCGACAGACTTTGCTGCTACTAACGATGGAAGTGGAGAAGTAACTGCTTTGAGTGGTACTGGACTAACTTATTATAAGTTTGAATGTACTAATGCTCAAGGAGCTGCATCTTTAATGAATGATAATCCTACTGTGAACGATGCAAATGGAAGTAGCTTTTTTGACCAAACTGCAACTTACGTTCTCAATAAAATGGAGAAAGCAAAGCGTAATGAGGTTAAAATGTTAGCAAGAGCTAAGATGAGTATAATTATCAAGGATAATAATGGTACTTACTGGCTAATGGGAGAAACTAACGGAGTGAGATTAGTTTCTGGCGACAACGGAACTGGAACTGCTTTAGGAGATAGAAATGGTTATAGCCTTTCTTTCCAAGCACAAGAGCCAGAGCCTATGCCAATAGTAACTGTAACGTTACCTTTATAAGAGAATCTAACTCTAAATAGAAACATCATAGCCCACTTCGTAATAGGGGTGGGCTTTTTTTAAATACCAAAAATGGACATAATAGAAAAAGAAACAACAAATTACGTTTATTGCAACATTTCTAACGAGGTTGAGAACACTTACTACACTATGTCTATTCAAAGTGCTGAGTATGAAGTAAACGCTACTTTAGCAGCTCCAGCAGAAGTGAATAATAGGTATGTTAAATTTACGTTAGTTGAGGGAACTCAAGATTTACCTAACGCCACAATAGAGCTACCTAATAACGGAGATTATCCGTATAAGATAATAAATGCCACAACAATAGGAGGAACAGAGGGAATTGAGATACACAGAGGCATATTAAGATTGAAACAACCACAAGAAGTCGTATATTCGTACACAGACGAACAAAATACTTACATATATGAATAAGTTTCCAATAGTAACGGAGTTTGCTTCACAAGAAGTACCTAAGTTTTTAGAGAAAAAGAATAAGAATATAGTCTGGTTTGGTGCAGATAATATGTACCCTTACGAGCTAATAGACCTATACAACGATAGTAGCACACACAACGCTATTATTAATGGTAAAGTAGGTTATACTGTTGGCAACGGATTAGAGGGCGAAGATATAGAAACTAAAAAATGGTTAAGCCAAGCTAATATAGACCAAGATTGGACATCTTTAATGAAGAGCTTATCGTTAGATTACGAGATATTTAATGGCTATGCGATAGAAGTAATCAAAACTAAGGTAGGAAATCAATATCATCACATAGATTTTGCCAATATTAGAGTAGGATTAGACGGAAGTTTACAATACGCAGACGATTGGATTACTGACAAAGGCACAAAAAACTCTAAGCCAAGTATTCAGTATTTAGAGAGATATAATCCAAGAGATGCAGAACAAAAAAGAGGTGTTATTTATCACGTTGATTATAGACCAAATTTAAAATATTATCCTTTGCCAGTTTATGTAGGGTCGTTGGCTGAGATTAAAACAGATGTACAGATTGGCGATTACTGGTTAAATGAGGTAGAGAATGGCTTTGTAGGTGGTACGTTAATACAACACAATAACGGAGTACCAGAAACCAAAGAAGAGGCAGAAACTTTTGAGAAAGCATTTCAAGAGAAATTCGGTAAAGCTACTGGCACTAAAATAGTACACTTATTTAGCCCAGCTAAAGACAATAGTAGCGAGATTACCAGTCTTAATGGTAATGACCTACACGAAAGATATGTAGAAATGTCCAAAAGGGTTAAAGAATCTATCTTTATTGGGCATAGAGTTACTAACCCTATATTGTTTGGAGTAAAAGAGGAGGGACAATTAGGAGCAAGAAATGAGCTTGATTTAGCGTATGAGATATTTACTAACACTTATATAGCTGAAAGACAAAATACGCTGCTTAGAACTATAAAGAAATTAGCTTTCTACGAGATACAGAGAACAGATATTGAAATTATACCTCTAAAACCGATAGACGCTATTGATTTAACTTCTGATATTATCTTAGCTAACCTTGATAAAGAAGAGATTAGAGAGCTTATTACTGAGCAAACTGGGTTGGAACTAAAGGAAGCTATTGAGGTATCTGATATCCCAGTAGAACCAATACAAACAGATAACCCTAACGAAGTTGTAGTAGAAAGCGTAGACGAAGAGAAAGAGCAAAAGGAAGCGTCTTATAATGGCGCTCAAATAGCCTCAGCACTTTCAATCGTAGAGCAAGTAAAATCTGGTATTCTTTCAGTTAGTCAAGGTAAAGCTGCTTTAATGGAGTTTTTAAGGCTATCAGAGGAGGTATCTCTAAAACTTTTAAAAGGAGATGACGAGTTTTTAACGCAAATATTTGAAAAAAAAATCCAAGACGGAAAGCCTTTATTTGATACAATAGAGGAGGCAGAGAGTGTAGCTCAGCAAATAGGTTGCGAAGGGTATCACGAACACGATATAGATGGAAAGACTTGGTATATGCCTTGCTCATCTCATTCAGAGATTAATGACAAGAATTTAGAGGGGTTTGATGCTATAACAAAATTTGAGACTTATAACGATTACCCAAAAGCAGCAAGTAGAAACGCACAGACTGCCCTAAATTGGGCTGAGAAAAACGGATGGGGTTCTTGCTTAGAGGCAACTGGAAAAAAAAGAGCCAACCAATTAGCTAAAAGAGATAATATAAGCCGAGATACGATAGCTCGTATGGCAGCCTTTGAACGTCATAGAAAGAACTCAAAGAAAAAGTTAGGCGATGGATGTGGTAGATTAGCTTGGTTAGCTTGGGGAGGCGATGAGGGGATTGCTTGGGCTAAGAAAAAGCTAAAGCAGATAGATGCTGGTAAGATGTGTTCTTGCAGTAGCTTTTCTAAAGACGAAAACATAAGCCACTTATTTAAAAATATAGGAGTATTAGAGAAAGATTACGAGGTAATAGATAGTTTCAATATTAATTTTGATACAGATGGTAGTCCTATTGAATTCGCTACTGACGAACAAGAAACAACGCAAGAAGTATTAAACGCTTTAAAGAACAATCCTTTAATGACATCGGTTGAGTTAGCTGCTTTGCTGGGATTAGAATTTGAGGAGCTTATAGGGGCTATAAATGTGCTTAAAACTGCTGAATTAATTACCATAGAGGGTAGTGCTTTAGGTTTGACAGATGTAGGAGCAAGAATAGCAGATGCAATAGTATTGCCAGAGAGAGAAGTAAAGTATAGATATGAGCTTAGACCAGATGCACCAGCTTTATCAGAGGGAGGAAAGTCGAGAGATTTTTGTAAAGATATGATGGGAATGGGGAGATTATGGTCAAAGCAAGAAATACAGACTGTGTTAGATAATGGTATGAAGTCAAGTGGCATAGCAGATGTTACTAATGTTTGGTTGGCTCGTGGTGGTTGGTATAGACGACCAGATACGACTACCTCAGTACCTTATTGCCGTCATATATGGAAACAAGTAATAGTTAGAAAAAGATGATTTTAATAGTTAGCCCAGCTTTTGTTAAAGAAAATAGTGTACTGCATTATAATGTAGATGATGGCTACTTAAAGCCGTTAATTGATAGTATTCAAAATACATTTATTCGACCTATTGTCGGTAGTGCTTTATTTGACGAGATACAAACACAAATAAAAAACAACAATGTTTCAACGTTAAACGAAACTCTTATTAAAGAGTATATGCGAGATGCGTTAAAATGGGAGGTATGCCACAAGTATACAAGGATAGGAACATATAAATTAAGAAATAAAGGAGCTGGAACTAAGTCTGGAGATAACTTTACTCCTCTAAGCGAAGGAGAATTAGTAGTAGCTAAAAGTATATACAAAGATAATGCAGATTTTTATAGACGAAAATTGCAATTATATTTGAAGGAGAATGAGGATAGCTACCCATTATATAAAACTCCTCCAAGTGGATTAGATGTAGTACACCCTGAACACGATACTAAATGGAGAAGTCAATTTATACTATAAGAAAGGAAGAGAAATTAAAGAAATATGTCGAAAAGTTTAACCATAAAGAACATAAGGACAATAATGGAGGGCATAAAGTCAGAACATCCACAAATCAACACAATCCTAAAAGGTAATATTTGGGACGTAGATTTAACAAAAGATGTTACTGGAAGCTACCTTATATATGACATTGTCAATATTACTCCTAATGGGTTTAACGGAATAGATTACTCTTTAGATATATTTTTATGCGATAATGTGACAGAGATAAACACAGAGTCAAACGAGGTAAGCGTACAAAACGAATGCTGCTTAATCGCTTTAGATATAATGAGCATATTTGAGAATTATAACAAGGCAACTTATGCCGACAAAGATTTAGCTTTGGTACTGAATAAGAACTGGAGCATACAACCATTCACAGAGAGATTTGATAGTCTTTATTCTGGAGCTGCGATTAGTATGTCGCTAAGTTCAGCATATGGCTACGCAAGATGTAAAATACCAATATAAAAAAAAATGACAATAACTGAACTACAATTATCAAGAAATGGACAGAAATATGTATCTGGAGATGTTACATTTACTGCTTCCGACAAAGTAGCTTATCTCGTAGTTAACGAAGATGCTACCTTTAGTAACCTAACCGACTTAAGCGATAACAACGTATTAACTGAAAGTGCCTTAACTGGTGCAACTCTTTCTGCTGGTATGATTATATCTGCCAAAAATGGTGGTCTTATGAAAAGGGTTAACGTATCGTCTGGAAGTGTTTTAGCTATATTTGGATAATGTATAGCTACGGATACCAATACGGAAAAAAAACTAAACGGATATCAGAAGGGCAACTGATATTTGATGGCTTTGTGGTACGCGTAGAAGCCGATGGCGGAGAAACAGAAAACAGAGAATGTGCTATTAACGATTTAAATGATT